CCTCCAGTCTGAGCGCCGGGAGTTTGAGTGCCATAACTGCCGTAGCCGCCATAGCCCATGCCACTGCTGGCGCTGATGTTGCCGCCCCTGTATGTGAAGGGGTTGTACATGCCGCCCATGCCGCCTTGACTGCCATAGCTGACGCCGGGTGGAGCATAGGAAAACGGGTTCTGTAAATACTGAACGCCCTTGCCGTATTGGCTGGCACCGTAGGGGGTGTCTACGTTGTAGTTCTGGTAAGACTGCTGCTGGATGGGCTGGTAGTATTGAGGAGCAGATTCAAATTGCTGGTTTCCATTTTTATCATACGTAGCATTCCCTTTTTCATCAAGGATTGGCTTGTTGTAATCAAAAAAACTTGGCCTATACCCACTAGGCGGCGTTTCCATAGAGGCATTAAATGACGGATATAAATGGCTATACCCCAAGGAATTTTGAACTTGGTCCAAAGGAACAAGTCTTCCATCTACGTTATAACCCAAAGGCCCAGAATTTGTAGTCGCCATGTTTTTTCCTTAAGCGGGCATGTACTTGCCGGGGTTGATCTCGCGGCCTTGAGACTTACGGCCAGTGCGTGCTTGACGAACCTTGTCCATCATGTGGTACAGCTGATTTGCACCTGCATCTGTGGAACCATTACCAAGGTGGGAGACCACATCAGCTGGAACAACAAACTCACCTTGGGCCAAACGAGCAGGGCGCTTACCAGCAATGCTGGCAGGGATGCTGTCAGACATACCATCGCCCGGACCTTCAAGCATACGGCCACCATCAGAGTAGCTGCCCAGATCGGAGATGCCGCCGCTTGCCATATAGCTTACAGGGAATGAGCCTGCCTCCCATGAGGATGGGTTGCTCTCGCCTTGGGCAGCGGGATTGTCATTGCCCACCACCATGTTGTTACCGCCCAAAGAAGTGATGCCACCACCCGCATAAGGCCGTGAAGGCACATACGTAGACGGGTCGTAACGGAACTTCTTTAACGGATTGTTTGGGTCTTCGCCGGGGAAATGCGGCATGTAACGTGCACCCGTAGCGCCAGCCAGTGCAGAACTTCCCGCCATAAACTGATGGTTTTTTAAGTACGCCATCGGGTCATTAAAAAGAGATGGCCCAGTAGGAGAAGGGGCAGGAAGATTTGCTGGATTAAACCCGTTTGCATCAATAGCCGACATGGCTTGCCCAGTTGTGGGGGCAGCGGAAGCATAGAGATCGCCATAGCCAGTTGCTGGAAGCGTATTTATCCCCGGGCCTACTTGTGCGACGGTTTGGGCGGCAGTTTGTGCGGCAGCATCACCTACCCCAGAAACAATTCCCGGCGTAGCACTTGGTACGGCTCCCGGAACAGGGGCACCGGGCATCAAACCAAAACCAATAGCACCCGTTGCAGCACCCAACATAGCGCCTTTGAGGGGGTCACCGCCCGTAATGGCAGCAGAGCCACCACCCATAGCTGCGCTAAGCAGCATTGCTTCACCGATTCCAGCGTCTGCCATAACAGGCTCCTTGAAAGATTATGGTCATTTTATTGCGTCTTTTGACATTAGTACAGCGCCGACACAAATCCAATTGTGGTCACAACTGAGGCCGTGCCGGGGTAGGCTGGGCTTGTGCTTTTTGGAAACGTGACTATTGTTACATCCGTGGCATTGGATACCAGCCAAAACAACTCCACATAATCCCCAGCATTGAGGTTTACATAAAAATTCCAGCCAACAATTATGTTGTTAGCAACACCCGCACTTTTGCGTGCCAGTAACCCAACTTGCCCAGTAGACCCCGGAATATCCGTTCCGTTTACCCTGATCCATACATAAGCAGTTTCTGAGGCATTACTCAAACTGGAAAACTGTGCAGACCACTGAAGGTTGTACGTCCCAGCAACGCTTGCCACGATCTTTGAAGTCACGCGGCCTTGCAACGATGCACTGGCAATCGTGCCCGATGTGCTGACAGAGTAAGTCCCTACCCCGCCAGCCGTGCCTGTAAGTTGGTTGGTGATGTGCGTGCCGTAACCCGTGATCGTTGTAGACGCCAATGTGACCGCACTGTTGTCTGGGACGTTAATAAGGTATGTTCCCGTGCTGCCTGTCCCAGTAAGAAGCTGAGCAATCCGAGCACCCGTAACAAGCCCTGCGCCATCTACAAGGTACTGTCCTACAGCCAAAGTCCCCGAGGCAACCGCCGTTACAGTCATCACATTGTTAGTACCGGATACCGTACCAATAGACGCAGTAAACACCGCACTTGCCCAGCCCGTGCCAATGATGTGCATGCCGTTGTAAATATACCCCGAGGCAAGGGCTGATACCGTCAGAGTACTGCCAGACCGCGAACCCGTAAAACTGGCTGTCTGGTCGCTCAAAGCAAATGCATTTGCGTTATCAATTTGCGTGTATGAGATGGGCGTCTGATAAGTTGTAGATGAGTTTTGAGTCGTGTTGTCTTGAAAAGCTGCATTGGGGAATTTCAGCAGGCCACCGCCCGTATTGGTTGTAAAAAGCTGGCTGAAGTTTTTCAGTTGGTTAAAGTACAAACGCAAGACGTTGGCAAACTGATCCTGATACCTGCGCTCGTACTGCTCCGTGCCCAGAGGCAAGTTGGGCGGCTCTGGAACAATTAACGGCTGAGTGCGGAAAAGTGGAAGTGCCATTAACGCCTACCGTCCTGACGGATATCAATACGTGGTGCACCCAACTGCCAAGATGTATTGATCTGGTTGGAACTGATCTTGAAGATCATCTGCCGCCCACGGAACCGTGTGTAAATCTGCCCCGTAAACTCTTCAGTGATGTAGTACGCATTGCCCTTGACCACTGGCTGACTTGCATCGCTGGTCACCCCAGAGCCTGAGTTAGCCAGTCCATACAGTTCCATCTTGACCGTAGGCGAAGTGCCATCAGGCGCGGCAGTGGAGTTAGAGAATGTCAAGTCAGGCAGCATGCGCCACACAAACGCAAAGTTGTGGCCGTCACCAATATCAAATTCAGACGATGAGATGAACGCGGAAATGGCTTTAGTGGTTCCATCTTCCATATCATTCAAACCAGTTTCTTGGTTGACGATGTTTTGCGAATAAGTGGCAGCAATTGGGTTAGGCAATAAGCCAGTATCTAACCATGCAGTGCGTCCCATCGTGCCGTAGTACCACGTGTTTTCCAGATAGTTGTACACGACATACTTATCCACAACCGTAGAGTTTGCCGAGCAATAGAACCACCAGACTTCGTTGAAACTCTCAACAGTGCCTGAGAATACCTGCTGGGCTTGCAGCAAATTCAAGTCACTGAACACGTAGCGGCGCAGATCGCAGTTGAGCGTTTGCACGCGGCCATCGTATTTATAAAACTTTTCAGTCCCCATCCAGTACACAATACCGGAAGCCAACGACACGGCGTTTGGCCCCATGACGGAAATGTTGTCACCCAAAAGTTGGCTGCTCCACACATAAGGTGGGCCAAGGTATTGCAAAGAATACACAGCTTGGTCGGTCAGCACCACGATTTCCTGACGGGTCTGAATGGCCGTGATGATCTGTGAACCGTGAGACAGACGGATACTGCCCGCTTGGTTAGTGGCTGCTGGCGTCCAGACGTTGGGGTTTTCTTGGTCTGACCAGCGGATCAGCATGGGGTCAAGAGTGCTCGTCCCATAGTCGTTTGTACCAAACACAATCACAAACCGCGAAGTGTCAGACACAATGATGTAGTTCTGAAAGAGCGGTGTATCCGCATCGCCTGTAGTGGTCAGGTTAACCCCGCGAGTAGTCACGCCAGCATTGGCAGACCAGTAATAGATACCCGCACCGCGAGGCCCATACACAAGGTCTTGGCCAAAGTTGTACTGGTTCCAAAGCTGCAAAGAGTTGATGGACGTGCCGCCCACACCCCAAGTGCCCTGACCCCATTTGCCACCGCCCCAGCCAACCAAGGGAACTTCAGCGGCTGGGCCAGTATTGATTTGATACGCGGCAACAACAGACGCACCACCACCGGGAGAGCCTGTTACGTCAGCCGCATTGGCCGTGACAGCCACTGTAATTTTGTAGCTGTTGGCATCTACAATTGTAATTTGATATTCTTTGTTCAGGACAGTGCTGGTAACGTTACCACCCAAACCCGTAGCACCAGTGAATGTAACAAAGTCCCCTGTAATCCCGCCGTGGGCCGTATCAGTTACGGTAATGATGGACGAATTAAGGGTTGCAACAAATGGGTTATTGTTAATTGTAGAAGATGCGCGGATGGGCGTGATGTCGTAGTAAGCACCGCCCTGATTGATATAGAACTTGAGGTTTGTGCCGACCCCAATCAGGTTTTGACCAGCCAGCGTGATCCAGTTCCATAACGAACGGCAAATGCCTAGAAACGTATACCCGCTAAACGGAACCCAGCCCCCAATGACTTCGGGATTGCCTTGGCGAAAACGAACTTTATCGCATTCATACCAGCCGCCCTCAGTGGTATAGCGTGTGTTTTCCCGGTTTACACCCGGCTTTAGCAGGATTTTTTGTAACGGCACGGGCTACCTCAAGCAGTTAGAACAGCAAGGGCCGTGTTGATATGCGCAACGCGGTCATCAAGCCCAATTGTGCCACCGTTAATCTTCTTTGTCATCCCTGTGTAGTCCTTGGCATCGGCTTCTTTATTCAGGCCGCGCTTGTTCCAAAACCACCCGGCAGTCAGGGCTGCGTACTTGGGGATAGCCACCAGATCAGGACTGTGCATGAAGTCCACGCCCAAGGCATCACCTGCCAGCGTGTAGGAGTCCTTGCCTGTCAACTGGATGCAACCACGACCAATGTACAGAGCGCCATCGCCTTCCTCGTTGTTGCCCATCCGGCCAGAGTAGACCTTCTCAGCAATCTTCTCGGGGTTTCTGTGGAAAGGTTTTGCGGCTTCCAATGAAGGAAAACGGCTGGGCCAGACCCGGCATAGACTTTCCGCGCTGTAGTTCAGGTTCTCGTGCAAGACCTTAAAGCCACCAGACTCGTGGTAGCACTGGCCGATGAACGCAGCCATACGCAGCGGGGTGTTGATTTCAAACCGTTGGAACGTCTCGTTTAAAGGTTCCAGCCACTCTGGGTCGATCTTCAGGGCGTGCAATTGTTCAGCAGTAATCATTGGACAATCCTCATGATTTTGTAGACGGTGTTGTAGGAGTCGATGCAGGCGTTGAGTTTTCGGATGGCTTCGTCTCCATCGTCGGTGATGGCGACAAGAGATTGAGCAAACGCTGGGTCAAGTTCGGCTCTTGGGGGGTTATTTGAGCTGGCAGTGGTGGCATCTGCGGAGGGACATACGGGGCTTTTGGTTGCGATTGACAGCCGCAAAGTGCCATCAGCAATAGCGGTATTACGCTTAACAATTTCAACTTTGGCATTGGCGCTGGCCTCCTGAAGTTTGCTGGAAAGGTCGTTGACCTTGGATGTCATGACGTGCTCGACCTCACGGGCTTCTGCGTTCAGCCGGGCAATTTCAACCTGCTGCTCCATGACCGCTTGGGCGTACCCTTGATGATGCCCACCAAAGTACGAGCCAGCAAGCGCCAGCGCGATGGACAGAAGCACCCAAGGGTTGAGCAAAGACATCACTCGCCGCCTTCTTTGTCAGAAATGTGGATACCCGTAATCAAACCAATGAACCCACCAACAATGGTTTGGAAGGCTGGGCCAATGATGTCATACACCACCTTGTTGTCCACAGTGGGGTCGTAGATGCCAAGCAAGAACATGTAAATCATGCAGCCCACAACGCCCATCAAGGACAGAGCGGCAATCACTGTAACAACACCTTTTAAGTTCAACATACTGCACCTCAGAACGGTAAAAAACTCAGGGCCTTATCCATCGCCCTTTGGGCAAGTGGCTCCGGCAAAACATACACAAAGTCAAGGAACCACCAGACGCAAGCGACTTTGCAAAACAGCCGAAACCATTTCTTGAAGCCCTCGACGATCTCATCCATGATTCCTCAACTGGTAGATGCCATAACCGACCATAGCGATCAGCAAGATGGCGGCAAGCGAACCCAGCACAATCTCAATGGCCTCTTGCGTTTCTTTTTTCTTCTTGGCAGCGGCGTCTTTTTCCCGCTTGGCCGACTTGGCAAACTCAGCCTCCATCGCATTTGCTCTGGCCTTGATGCGGTTCCACAAGTCCATGTGATTCGGGAAGAACAGTTTGTTCTTTACGTCCTCCTCAAACTGACGATGCTTTTCAATTGCCATCTCGATCTCAAACGCTTTACCTAGTGCAGAGCCCTTGAAGTTGCCGTTCTTGGCATCAAGGACAACTTGAAGGCCATTGACCTTGGCGTCAAAATAACGGCCCAGAAAAGGGCCGAGTGACTCAACGTTCTGCGCGGTACTGGCCGCTTTTTTAACGAGATTGACTGCGGAGTTAATCGCGTCCAGTGCTTCAGACGGATCAATTGGGATCATAGCTACCTCATCAGCATGGGCCAGTGGTGCAGGTCAAGCTGGTGCTCGAACTTGTAGACGTGCTGGTCGTGGTACTGACCGCGTGGTTGTCGGTTGGACGGTTATCGGTTGTGTAAGTGCCCGTGCCCAGCACGCCTGTTCCAGACATGGTGGT